CATCAATGGTCTTTACAAAGCGGAGGTAATACACCGTAAGAGCTGGAAAAACCGTGCAGAAGTGGAACTGGCCACACTCACGTGGGTGGACTGGTATAACAATCGACGATTGCTGGAAAGGCTGGGCCATACTCCTCCGGCAGAAGCAGAAAAAGCTTATTATGCTTCCATCGGAAACGATGATCTGGCAGCCTGAGTTCACAGATAAAATACTCTCCAGGAAACCCGGGGCGGTTCATACAGCTTGGCTTTTCTGGATTGCAATTGCTTAGTTAGTCCGCTGGGGAGAGAATCTCCATAAGTTGAAAGATAATCATCCATTTGCTGGTTAAACTTTTCGCCTTCAGTATTTGCCATCAGTTTTGAGGTGTTGATTAAGTCTTGGACTTGCTCATTATTCAGCATCTTGCCGTTAGATAATTGGCTAACATAGTTACCAAGTGTGCCGAATATTCCATCAGTGCGTTTTACCTGCACTTGCTCACCTTCGCGTACCACAGATTGCGGATCCAGCGATTTCATATAGTTGAAAATCATTCCCAACTGCGCGGCTGGAGTGTTGCGCTTCCCAAGGGCTTGTAGGTTGTCAGAAGCACTGCGCATTGCAGAATAATTCTTTGAGAACCCATTAATATCACTATTCAGATCTCGAACAAGTTTTGGGTCAATCTTTCCGCTTTCCTGTTGTTTCATCCCTAATTCCTGCAACTTCAGGGCTACGTTATCATTATGCATTTGTGCCCGCTGAGCCCTGTCTAGTTGAGCGTTTTGGATATTTGCCCATCCTCTCGCGTTCTCCATGTCAGCCTGACGGATGCTTTCATCCAATCGCCCTTTCTCAAGTTGGCGACCAACCATCTTATCCTGATAATCCAGCATTTTATCCGGACCAACAGCCCCTAGCGTCATAGTAGTCAGCATGTGTGATAGCTGCTCTGGATTCTGGATACCTGTCTGAATCATCCAGTCAGCATTAGCACCAACGCGATTTAACCTGTCCTTGTTGTCAGTAATGAATTTACTGTAGGCTTCCGGTCCCTGAGAAAGAGCGACGTTAGCCCTCATGGCTAAATCGCCCATATCGTTACGTTGCTGCTCATTAAGACCGGAAAACGCCTGTTGTGCCTGTGCAACAAACGCTGGATTTTCCTTGGCAAACTTAAATAGTCCCGATGGATCACCAGAAGCCCATGCATCAGCGTGAACCTTATTGAACGCACTAATCGCTTTCTGTTGCTGTTCCTGATTGTAAATATCAGCAACTCCAGCCAGACCACGTAACGCGGTCAGACCAACGTTATTTGCACCTGAGCGAGCCAGTTCATTGTTTTCGCGGATCAGACCAAGCGTTGCGTTAATGTCGCTTGCCTTTGGCGCATTCTCGTTTTGCGCACCAATGCCAGCCAGAAAACCACCAGAATTAATACCCTGTTGCCACGTAGCCATTGATTACCCCTTAAAACAACGAGCCAAGCAGACCAAGACCGCCGCCGATCGCAGCCCCCCACGGAGTTGATGAACCAATTAATTTCGCAAGTCCGGCCCCAGCAATAGCACCAGACGCACCTCCGCCAATAGCAGATTGCATTGCTGATGGTCTGTTGGCATTTGCCGCTGCAAGAGCCGCACTTTGCTGCGAAATCTGACTCATGTTGTTGGCATATGTCTGCCCTGCGTTTGCCTGACCTTGCAGAGCACCAAGCCCAACGTTTGCCAGATTCTGGTAGTTGTTCATCTGACCAGACAGCCACTGCTGACCAAGCGTTGGTGCGATTGTTGCTAACTGATTACCGGTTGCAGTGGAACCCAATCCACCTGTTGCTTCCGCTGCCGCCAGACTCTGATAGCGAGCCTGACCAGCAAGATCTTTGTACTGCTGAGAGTTGTAATACTGGTTAAGTGCCTGACCTTGCCCTTCCAGAGACGATAAGTTCTCGAGGCTGCCGACATACTTATCAGCCAGAGGAGTAAACGGCTTCAGGTTGTTCATGATGGTGTTGAACTGCTGATTTTGCAGGTCTGCTGCATACTTCTGAGCTTTTGCTGCATACTTTGCGCTTTTATCAGAGCTGCCACCTTTCCCGCCTTTTTCAGGGCAATAAGGTTCCTCGCCGCGCAGTTTTCTGCCCAGCTTAAATGCATATAACATGGCTATCTCCCGTGATTCAGGAAGTCGATTAGTTCTTCGCGTGTTGCGCTGTAAAACGTCACGTCATCCACGCCTTTGAAGTATTTCTTGATGGTTCCTACACGCTTAAGGCCAATCATTGCGCAGTACATCTGACCGTGGCGGAATTTGCGCGCAGCGAACGATGTGACGCACTGAACGGTGGTGTTAGTCAGAATGTATCGCCAGAACGCCAGACCGATTTCCTTGCTGAATCCGCGAACCTCTGGCAGGTACATGGCGTGGCAATCGAATGTCAGCGGCTGAATCTCCTGATAGTAAACAATGCCGCCGAACTGCCCGTGCACATTCACCTCAAAGTAACGGCAATCAGGTTTGTAGTCGTATCCATCACCGTTGTTGCTCCCGGCGATAATGTCAGGGTGATTTCCTACGGCTTCTATCAGGTCGATGTTTCGCGTTGGTTTGAACTGAATCATCACTGCTCCGCGATTATCTTGATGGTTGTGGCAGTAAACGCCGCACCATTTGACTGAATGGTTAACGTGCTGCCATTTGTGGCAAGAAAGCCGTCTTTATCCACGCTGAAGAACGTAGCTAACAGGATGTTATCGGTTGTTGTCGCCGAGTTGCGACTGCTTACCAGTGTGTCAGGAACAGATCCGGAAAAGGTTAGCTGCATTGACCTGTTTGCGGTTCCGCTGGGCCACGTCCCGACAATCGACAGCTTGAAGAACAGGGTTTTGTTCTCGTTGAAAACAACCATCTTGTTGTTATCAGTATCGAAGAATGGTGCCAACGTCCCGGATGACGGCGTGAGCGTTTTCAGCAGGCTAACAAGGTTGGTCGGCGCTGTTGGAATGGTTACCGATACTCCTGAGTAAACAACCTCTGATTTCTTGCGCGTGGTGGCATACTCAAGCGCAGATATTCTTGTTGAGTGATCACCAACTGTGCTTTGTAGCGTCGAAATACTTCCCTCTGCCGCTGTGAGCCTGGTATCAAGTGCGTTGATATCGGTTGTATTCTGAGTTATTCGCGCATCATGGTTTGCTAACTCAGATTCATTGGCAGCAATTCGCGTCTCGTGATCAGCCAGCTCTGTTTCGGCAGCCGTAATCCTTGTTTCATGATCTGCAAGAGTGCTTTCCGCTGCTGCGATTCTATGTTCATGATTGACGAGAATTGCTTCAGCAGCAGCAATTCTTGATTCATGGTCTGCAAGGGTGACATCCTGCTCATCATTCTTCACCTGTGCATCATAAGCCCCCTTCCCTGCTTCGTTGGCCTTGTTAGCCACGTTACCAACATCAGCACCCTGTGCGATAACGTACAGCAGATATGACTGCGAGAAGATATTGCGTGGAAGGACTGATGTGTCGAGTCGTGTAGCCTGAATGATTACCGGCTCATTGAGATTCGAATCAGCCATTACTCGATCCTTATCTGGCAGCCTGACAGAGTGACAGGTGACTTAGTGATAACGCGCAATTTGAAGCCGACATTTTTCCTTATTCGCCCGACGCGCTTCCACAAAACGCGTTTGTCGTAAACGAACGGTTCATTCTGCTCAATCATCTGCTCACGCCCGTAATTGATGCCGTCAGTGGTTGCAGAGAGAAAAAGGCGGTCGGCGTACTGCGCAACGCCAGTTGACGATTCAACCTCAAAGTCAAACACTCTGGCGTTATCCGCTTTGAACAACGGAGTAAACAGCAGGTGTTCCTGCTGCTTGTCGTACTGGCTGCTGATATCGAACTGCAATTTCCCGGTCACCGATTCCAGCTTATCGCCGCACGTTATCTGATTTCCTTCGTAAATGAAGTCGATAGCGCGGTACACATCGTCATACAAGCCTGTTTTCAGTACACACCATTGCGGACCATTGGCGCTTGAAGATGCGTCGTAAACAAGAACATGGCGCGGAAGGTGGATAATCAGCAATTCATGAGCATCAAACCGCAACGATTCCATCACGCCATCAGCCAGTTCATCAGCAGTGTAGGAGCGGAGGATTTTCTCAATGCTCGCGCTGGCGATTGGTGATACCTGACCTGATCCGATGATGTATACAGACGGCGCACCCGTTGCCGGATTGCTGATAAACGCATACGAATCAGCAAACGGCGTTTTGCAGTAAGTTCCGGCAATGCCTTTCTGCACCATCAGCGATGGCTGTGCGACATACAAAGCGGCACCAACGGTGGTTGCCCCCGTCAGGGAGAAATATTCAATCGTCGATGAACCAAAGCAGACGATGAAGTCTCGCCATGTTCCGATGCCGATGATGCCGTCAGGCTGAGACTCGGCACGATATTGTGCGCTGTAACGGTCAGGATGTGATTCGTCTTCAAGGTCAGTGATAAACCATGAATCAGTTCCGTCTTTTGACCACGCATAACGCCCACGTAAGCGCGTAATATCGCGGACTGAACCTAACTCATACTGAGTGAATCCGCTGTCTGTAGGCCAGTTTGAGACTGTTTTAACCGTGCCATCATAGCGATACTCGACCAGTCGACCATTAACGCCTACCGCCTGTGATGTCCGACCATGCGCCATTGATACACGACCACTTCCGGCGACATCACCGACTTCGCTTTCGCCTTTGTAGAGCTTGCCGCCACACACACGATAAACAGCATTCTGCGCCATGTTGTACTCGACGCCGCGCGATACGCCGTTTACATCAGAGCGTTTGGCAATGCCCGGGAATGAGCGAAGATATCCGCTGCTGTTGAGGATTTCTTTGGGTGTAGCCAACATATTCACTGGCAGATAGTCGATATAGTCGGCGTTTCGAAAGTCTTTGCCGACACCTTTCATAAGCGGAAGTTGCTGAATTGGCATTTATTCACCTCACGTACTCGAATCATCTTTCTCGATGTAAAACCGATTCCACGTAAACGCGCTTTTGTTACCACTACCGCGAGGCATGTCATTTCGCCGCTCAAGTGGTGGTATTTTGGTTAAAGCGATACAGATTGTTTGATATGCACTGTCAGCAGCGGTAAGGAGAGCGTCTGACGGCTGAATGACGTTATCCATGCACACTTGCACAGCGAGTTTCAAAGCGACGCCATCATTTGCCCATGCAGGGATACCTGAATCATCGTCAGGTAACGGCATGATGCCGTTTTCTGTATCAGCAAACTGATACCCAAGCTCGATACCTTTCTCCTGCCATGCTGCCATCATGTCTTCGAGGTCATTAATGGCATCTTCAATTGCCTGAGGGTCAGCATCTATCAACGTGGCATTGGAATACAGCCCGGCTTTTCGTAAAGCCTTAAGAACGAGATCACCCTTCGTTTTCGCCATCTTCTTCCGCCTTAGCCACTTTTTGCTTCGTTGCGGTTTCTTCAGGGGTTTTTACCCAGCCTTTTTTCAGGTGAGATTTAACTTCTTCGTCATCAACAATGATGTAATCGACAGCAAACTGACCACAGGTGATCATGTTGCCAGGCTTATAGAGCATTGTTCGTGCCATTGTCTTCTCCCAATAAAAATGGGGCCGAAGCCCCACTAAAATTACTGCCCGGCAATAACGATGCCCGTATATTCAGGAACCAGTACAGAGCAACCGTACAGAGTGGTGAAACGCGCAGTGGTTACGCCTTTGATATGGTCGAAGGCGTAAGACATGATCAGCGTAGCGCCCTGCTCGGTGGTTGCTGTCATTACCTGTGGACCCTGACCAGTCGGGAACGCCAGTTTGCCGTACATCAGTTCAACAGAACCATCAGCCCAGAACAGGTTAGCCGGTGCGGCATTTTTGTTGAGAATGGTAATTGCTGCACCATTTGCCGCGTTAGCATCAACGTTTGCATATGGACGGCTGGCGACATCTGCGTTGTCAGGCGGCAGAATTTTCGGGGAGATAGTTACTGTCGTTCCGCTTACTGCCAGAACGCGGAATACCTGCGGCTGCCCGGTGGTGTCTTTGGTGATCTGGTGTACAGAATTCACGCCAGCAATGGTGAACGCATCGCCAACCTGCAACCCAGATGCAGATACCGTAATAGTCCCCTGTCGGTTATCCACTGGCATATCGTTGGCATCTTTCGCTTCAACCTTGTGCGCAGGTTCAGCCGCCAGCGTCAGGGAAGTTGCTGTACCCTTCGGAACACGACCAGAAATATCGGTCTTGTAGCTATCGAAGGACGCAACAGGAGGGATCTGCGCTTTTTCGTATGCTGTCAGGGTTGCGCCCTGAGCATAGGCACGGTGACCAAGCTCGCCAGCAAGGTCTTTGTAGTTGAAGGGGTTCCAGAAAGAGCGGCGGTTGATACCCTGTGGTACACCAATCGCCGTCATGGTGGCATCAATGCCTGCCGCACAGTTCCACAAATCACGGCCCTGTGAACCAGTGGTTGAGTCAGCCATTGTGATCACGTTAGTAGCACGCTGCGTGACCATGGAAATCAGGTCAGAGTCAATCTGTGCAGCAAGGCGCATACCTGCGGCGCGACCAGCTTCAGTTTTATGTTCCGGGTCACGCATTTCACGCGCATCCAGAGTGTACAGAATGTTTTTCGGCTCCTTGAACACAGAAGGAACAAGGCGCTGAACCAGTGCTGTTGGCGTTTTGCTGCTGAGGTCGAGGCCTTCCTCAATGTTCATGTGGTAATGCTGCGGACGATACAGAACATCACCTGCTCGCTGCATTGCTGTATCACCGGGACGGAATTTTTTAGCGTTACGGGAAACTACGCAGGCGGCCTCAAAGCCTTCAACGTAGTTTTCGAACATGATTTCAAGGTCTTTTGCTAATTGGTTAGCCATGCTTAATGCTCCGATAGGTTATTTTTTTGCCTTTTTAGCGGCGAAATACGGCGTCCAGTCACCAGTTTCCAGCGCCTTGGCTTTCAGTTTGTCGAGGTTATTGATTACTGCGCCGTTGCTCCCCTTAACTGTCGGGGTTGTGGCTGCCGTGGTTTTTGCTTTTGGCATGATTCTGGCCTTAGATTCGATACGTTCCAGCAGACGACCAATTGCTACGGGGTTGGTAGCTTCTGCCAGTTGCTTGCGCAGTTCAGCGTTGCGGCCGAGTGCCAGAACAACGATTTCCGGCTTCTCTGACTCAAGAAGGATCATGTCCTGAATGTGAACAGGAACATCTTCGCGTACAGCCTGCTCTGCATCTTGGTAGCCAGCCACTTTCAGTGCTTTTACTCTATGCATGTAATTGGCTGCTTTCTGCTGAAGCGTTGCGGTACGCGCCTCTTCCTCTCGTTTCCGCTCTCGTATTTGCTCCTGGTACTTGCCGTTATCCTCTGCCCACTTAGCCATGCGTTGCTGATAGATTTCTTCATCGAAACCGATGTCCTCATCATCCAGTTTTGGCATTCGCGGTGGTTGAGTGATTACCGGCTGCTGCTCGACGGGTTTCTGAGACTGACGCATCAGCTCTTTCAGCTCGCGGTCTTTCTCTTTAATCGTCTTGCGCAGGTGTTTTACCAGTCCATGCTCTGCGCTATCTTCACTGGTTGGCGAATCCAGCTTTTCGTCACCAAAGTAGAATTCCTGTTCTGATTCGTCGTCATCAGTTTCAGTAGCTTCCTCTGCATCATTGCCGGAGGACTCACTGCCATCTTCTGTTTCGACTTCTTCAGCCAGTTCGACATCATCAGGAATCTGCTCTGACGCGTCGGTTTCGATTTCAACTTCTGGTGTGTTTTCTGCCATCTGGTCCATTTGTTACCCCTGTTTACTCGATGTTCAGCCCATCGGAAGGCAATAGGGTGCCAGGCCTCATAAAGACAGCCATTGCACGTTATGGGTTAATTACTGCTGTGGTTGTTGCTGAGTTGATTTTTGCAGGATGCTGCTGATGTCCATGCGCTGCGCATGTCCCTGTGCCTGACTTTTCAGGACAAGCTCTGCATCAGCACGGGCATTGTCTCCTTGCTGTTGCTGGAACTGTCCGAGCAGTTTCAGAGCCTCGCGGATATCAGATTTCTGCTGGCTATCGGCAGATGCGAGGATTTTCACAACGTTTGCCGCTGCAACCTGAGCATCAGTCTGTGCCTGGAATGCTTTAACCTGAATGGCTGCCTGTTCGTTCTGCGCTTTCTGCAATTCAGCCTGACCAGCAAGAAGCTGACCTTGCGCTGCAACCATAGCCGGATCTGGCTGACTGGCCTGTTGTTGTTTCGCCTGTTCAACCATCTGCTGTTCTTCAGGCGTTCTCGGCTTGATAACGCCAGACAGAAGCAACTGATTGCGGTTGTATTCTTTCAGGTCGTCCATCCCTTCGCCGTCCATATTGTCGAGAATCATCGACGATACAAGGTCATGCTTCGGCGTTCCTGGCGGGATAAGTGCCAGCATGGAAAGTAACGACTTAACCGTTGCATCACGGCGAGTAGCGAACGACTGACCAACATCGACAGTCACTTCATAGTTACCCTGCGAAAGGTCGTTAAGCGCGATAACCTGCCCTGTCTGACGGTCAATCACTTCACCAGTCATCAGCGCCACGTCATCGCTGCCGTCCTCATTAACGATGCGCATTGGCGTATCGCTGCCATAGACCTCACGCGCCATAGAAAGCCACACAACGCCAGCGCGGCGCATGGATTTAGCCATGTTGTCCATGTAGATATAGGACTGCGTGTCCATCCTGTTAAAGATGCTATCAACGGTATCGGTGGCGACGTTGCTCGGCATGTTCTCAAGCTGCGACGCACCTGTAATTTGCTGAATAGCCGTTCCGGTGTACTGCAATAGCCCGGCAAGAGCTGGCGGCATTTGTGTCGGAGGCGTATAACTGCTGACCTGAGCCTGCGCAGTAATATCTCCGTTTTTGTTTTTCAGACTGACCATCGGCAGGAACGCCGGGCGCTTTTTGTTGCGCTCCGCCCAATGAGTGGCAAGAGGACCAGGAATCATGTCAACATCAACTACAGGAATGCCATCGCCGCCAGCCTGAGTGGCGTTATCTGCAATCATGGAAACCATCAGGTTCTCAAGACGCTGTGCATCCATCGCTTTTGCAGCGTGGCCTTCGATTCGCTCCTGATTATCAACAAATGAGCGACGCCCATATACCGGGATGAGAGGAATATGTTCACCCGGAATACGCTTCGGTTCTTCCAGCCATTCAGCGCCAGACAGAAGACCGCAATAAACGCGGCGTTTCTTCACTGTCCGCTCGCCAATCAGTTCGAATGCGCCATCGGTCAGCTCGTCGACAATATCTTTGATTTGATCTTCATCATAGATTGCCGTTTCTCCGCTAACAGGGTTACGCCATGCTGTGAGCTTCACCTTCTCTATGCGAACTTCGTAGTAGCGACCAACATAGATAGCATCAGGAGTTGACCAGTCATATTGAGTGCCAGTGTCATCACGAGAAAGGCTTGCCGCGATGGAATCAGGGTATTCAGCCTCGAACGCTTTAGGCGTCATGGAGAACATTTCCATAGCCCACATAGCATCAGAGCGGTCATATTGCTTGCTGTCCTGATCGAAGAAGACGCATGTCGCTGGGTCGTAAACAGGAAGAAGGCTGATGCGTCGCTGCTCGTTACTCGGATCCATTTCATCTTCGTAATCGGCACACATGCGGAAACAACCGAATCCGCCCGTTACAGCATCATCAAATGCGTTATCACACGCTTCGCCACCGGATGTTTCCTGATAATCAGCGCGGAATTTGCCGTTCATCTTTTCGGCTAACGCTTCCGATGCCTTATCGTCCTTCGGTCTGAATTTAACGCTGATGCGATTCTGTCGATACTCGCCAATGATGCGATCACATTCACGGGCAATCTTATTCAGTTCAAAGCGCGGATAATGCTCAAACCTGCCTTCATCAAATGAGTAACCAGCGTTTGTGCTGCCTTCCCACTGTGCGCCGGACACCCTGACGAAGCGTTGAGCTTCTATAATCTGCTCACGCATATCCTGCGTTGCTGACCAGGCATTATCAAAGTTGCACAGCACCTTGCGATGCCAGTCAGTCATCTTTTTTTCTGCCATATCAACCTACACCACAAGGAATTGAGTAACTGGAATAGTCGGGTTGCGCAGCCGACTCCGGGCAATGCATACACATCATCAACGCATCAGCCAGGTTAGGAGATGGAATACCGAGCTTCTGCTTCATTTCGACCTTAGTCATAAGCTCCAGCTTCCCGTTATTATTGAATTTGCGCTGAATCTGCGTCAGTTCTGCAAACAGCTTCTCCAGCATCTTCTCGCCTATCGCTTCTTTGTCGAAACTCAGCATGTCGTCGGGGTCTGCATACTCACCGTGGACAACCGCCCGATATGTCAGATACAGCCTGTCAGCCAGCGCGTAATAGAATTGCGCTCGCTTATTGCGGAACACATCGCCAATAGTGCGAACGTTGTCGCCCTGTACGACTTCATCAGCCCATGCTCCGGCCTGATACGGTGCATCTTCATCGAATGGCGATTCGCTGCCCTTGAACATCGTGGCGGTGATTTTCTTGCCGGAGAACGCTTCCGTTGTCTGTCTGCGTAGCCCGGCACCAACACCATCACCATCCCACAGGTAATGGTCAGCGCCGTCTTCAATCGCCAGCGAAGTAGCCCAGTCAGCACCCTCGTTGATGTCCATCAGCAGACCTTCGGCAATGCGCTTAACCACCGAACCGTGACGCGATGCATAACCTTTAGCATCTGGCCCTGTATCTGATGGGTCATGCGCAGAGACAACAGCGCCTTTCGCTTTCCATCCGAGTTTCTTGTGCGCATCGGTTGCTGCTTCAAGCCATTCACGTTTGATGATTGCCATATCACTTGCGCTTACTGGCTCACCAAGCCAGATGTGACGATACAGTGTCGGATTTCTGCGTTTACACTCTTCCATCTCCAGACGGAGAACCTCAGGAAAGTGCGGGTTGTCGGTGTAGTTCACCGTCAGCAGGCAAATATCATCGGGAGGATTTACAACGAATCGCTGATAGGTATCGTCGAGTATGTTCTTCGGGTTAAAGCTCACCCATATTTCAGAGAACGGCTTACGGATGGTTGGTATCAGGATATCCCATGATTCCTTCGTTACCGCTTCCGCTTCTTCCACCCAGCAGATATCAATGCCTTCGAGCGATTTAATCTTCGTCGGGTTGTTTTTGATGCCGTAGAACATGAATTCAGCATTCGTTCCGAGATGACGAATCATGGAACGCTGAATTTCAAACTCAGCCGAATACCCTTCCCGCTCGATGGTGTCTTCAAGCAACCGGATTACCGAATCGCTGATACTGTTTTGCAGTTCACGAGCGCAGAGAATACGCACAGGCTGTCGGCGCGCCGCTTCAACAAGCAGCCTCGCAATTGCCCATGATTTACCGCTACCTCGACCGCCTTTGGCGACTTTGTAGCGATGCGCCTCAATGAACGGTTCAAAGATAGGATTAATCGAGGTCATTTTCCAAATAGAGTGCTCATCGGTGATGTTTCAATCTGAATTGCGCCGCCGTCTTTGCCTGTTAATTCGTGAGAAGCTTGTTCTTTAAACGCCTGAACAGAAACATGCTTACCAAGAAGTTCGAGGTTTTTAACCTTATCAGGCCATTTGATTTTCTTCAGAAGTGCGGCGCTATCTGCGGATACCATCTCCACGACATCCATTCCTGATAGCGTTGTGCGCCATACCTTAGGCCAGTCTTTAATTGGCTTTAACTCGCCGTTTTGCAGGAGAATGTCGAGCACATCCATCTGGTCGATTTCAATAAGGCGATTAAGTACATATTCTGCGTTAATACCAACAAGATCATTGCGTTGCGCTTTCAGTTCGGCGATTCTTAACTTGATGTCATGTTTTGACAGGTTTTCGGATGCGGTACGGTTAGCTGTCTTTGCGCTGTACCCCGCCCGAATAGCCGCTTGCGTGGCGTTTAAATCGATGAGGTACTCGCGACAGAACATTTCTTGTTTGTCGGTGAGTGCCATTGCTTATTCTCTTTATTTAGTTAAACTATCTCCCTACGAGCCCATAGGGAGTGCCGGAAGCGATATCGTTCAAGTGGTGAAAAACATTACAGCAGTAGGACTTTTGTTTTATCCACTGATACCAAAAGCAGTAAAAGTTGTTAGCGATATAGCCAAAAGCAAGGGGGTTGCCATGAGGAAATATTCAGAAAAATTCATGAATACGGTAAAACGCTTAACCTCGAATACCGAAGAACTCACCATGGTCGATGTCGCTCTCTTCTACCTCGGGGGCTGGGTTACGTTCCCACTCCCTATGGGCTCAAATCCATCCTAAACTCAATATAACCAATTCGTTTCTGCCTCACATATTGTGCTTTTACTCATTGTCGAGACCGCTCATTGAATGGCCTCTGCAATAACCGATGTCTTTCCATCAGTCCGCCACCACAAAGAATCTTTTTTGCCATAAGGCTGGAGGTTCATCTTTCAGTGGCTGCCAGTGTTATTTCCCCGCTTACTGGCTTGGGTTGTTTCGTGGTACTGCCGTTAACTGGTGGCCCAGAATAAATTCCGGTTTCATTATCAAGCCCACCCGTAAATGGGCTTTGTAATGGCTACTTCGCTTTTGCTTCCGCTCGCTTACGCCGGCGCTCTTCTTTCCTCTCGGCTTTTGCCATGTCCATGAATGCCTGCATGATCGAGTTCCGCATCATGTAGCTAACAAAGTGATGATTGACACAGCCGTTGAGGCGCAGCTGCTCGCCAAACTCATCCACCGAGGCCAATGCTTCCATCATGCCCTTCTCGCCTTTCATGAACTCTGAGAAGTCGCGCCCCGCTCTGGAGGCGCATTCAATGACACGATCACTCATCCCGGAAGCCCGGGGATCGTAATCTGCAGCTGGTTAGCCAGGGAGTTAATCTCAGCGACCAACACTGGCTTCGTATAGCGCCATGCCGCCAGCCCTTGTCCGCAGAAGCTCGCCATGTCTTTCTTCTGGTCAAACTCATGACATTTCATGTTGAGCTGCGCACTTAAGCTGTTGCGATGCTGAAGTTCTCCGGTGAAGTAGTCATCGAGGACTTTATAGGCCGCGTACTTGAACCCGGGGTTTAGCCATGCTGCATAATCATAAGCAACAAACTTCCCGCCATATGTTCCACCGTGTACACCGCGCTCAGTAAAAACCACAGATTCGTGGTTTTTCTCCAGCTCGGCTAAGAACTCTTTGGTCTGCTTGTTTCGCAGGTAGTGGTACGGAGATTCAGATTCACTTTTACCACTGGCTTTCCACATATCAGTGAGGCAGATCATTCCTGATTCATCAACACGAATCGGTGTATTAAAAAGCGTGATTGCTTTCATAGCGTCTTTACCTTTTAGAAAGTGAGCCTGTCTCACAGAAAAGCCGCCCGAGAGAGGTCGCCACCTATAACGGCATTTCTCAGGCTCGCTTACTGAAAGGCTCTCGTTAATATGCGCGTGAGATGCGCTGTGAAATTCAGATATAAAAAAGCCCCGCGAATGCGAGGCTAAATCCTGGTATTTGTAATGAACTGGCTCTTATCTCAACGCAGCCCCTTACTGCGCGCCAGATGCTCAATATCAAGCATCAGCAATGAGATGTTTAATCTGGATTTACTCCAGAAGTGATCACCACCCTGTCTACAGAGCCAGATGTGAAGGATGATGAGTAAAATTATCGCTATCATCGAAGGCATTGCGTCCTGATGTACTCCTGCAGGTAGTTAACCTGCGCGGTTATCCTGTCGATTCCACTTCGTAGACGGTAATAATTGAGTTCAGCATCTGCTGTAAGTCTTGGGCTTTCTCCATCGCCCATGCTGCTGGCTCCGGTCGTTGACTTTGCACAGGTGGCGGCGACTTGCAGGCGCTTACGACCAGCAGAAACATCAGCACGGAGACTTTCGATAGTCGCGTTAGCATCAGCAAGCTCCTTTGTGTATCTGGCGTCAAGTTCTGCTACATCACGTTGACGCTTCTGCATGTCAGCGATTGTGGATGCGGCCTTATCGCGCTGCTCTTTGTAGGCGATGGCGTTATCACGGTAATGATTAACAGCCCATGACAGGCAGACGATGATGCTGATAATCAGAGCGGAGATAATCGCGGTTAACCTGCTCATTGCTGCCCCCACAAACAGACTTCACGCTCAATATCACGACGGGTCATCAGCCCTTTCCATTGCTTACCGCCAGCGTATGTCCAGCGACGTAGCTGGTCACACGCACCTTTGATATCACCCTGGTTGATTTTGCGAAGAAGCGTCGATGTTCTGAAATTGCCTGCACCCACGTTGTAAACGAACGAGTAAAGAGCGCCGCGCGTTGTTTCCGGTATATCGACTTTGATGTACGGGTTAATTTGTCTGGCGACCGTGGCAAGGTCTTTATTCAGGAGGGCTTTGCATTCTGCTTCGGTATACGTTTTACCGGGAATGATGTCTTTTCCTGTATGCCCGTAACATACAGTCCATACACCAACTATGTCTTTGTAAGGATTATGTCTCACACCTTCCAGACCATCGTTACCACTTGGGCCAGTGATTAACACAGATGCTATGGCAATAGCCCCGCCACCAATAGCAGCAGCAACGGCTTTTCGTAATGATGGAGGCATTATTCACCTCTCTGAACCGCCCCGGGAATCCTGGAGACTAAACTTCCTGAGAAAGAGGTAAACAGGATGACTAAAAATACTCGTTTTTCCCCTGAAGTCCGTCAAC